TAACATAGGAGCGCGAACCGGACCCCGATGATGAGCGCAAGAATTACCTGAGGCTGACGTCGAAGGGCCGGAAGATGGCCGAGACGCTGCTGATGGCGATGAACGGAGTGCCACTTGATGACCCCCACCCTCAGCCAGAAGTCCTCAGGTATCTTCCGGGTCGACTTCATAGACTCCGCCGGGGAACGCCGCCGGCTTACCCTCAAGACCCGCGACCGGGCCACCGCCAAGGCCCGTATGTGGGACACCATCCAGACACACGAGGAGTCCCTCAAGCAGCCCTCCACAAGCTCGCTTGGGTCGCCACGTAAGCCCGCCATTGGCGTCACCGTGAACGACCTCTTCGACCGGGCCGAGAAGACCGTCTGGCACCCAGACAATGCGAAGTCACAGGGGACCATCCGGTCGAACCTCAGGGTCCTCCGCCCGATGATCGGCGACGTGCTGGCCAAGGACGTCACCTACACCCGGCTCGAGCAGCTGACCGAAGACCTCAAGGCCAAGGGCTATGCCCCGGCGACCGTGAAGCGCAAGATGGACATGGTGTCCAAGGCGTTGCGCATGGCGACCATCTGGTCTGACGCTGAGGGTCGCCCGCTGTTGACCGCAAAGCCGACCATGCCGAGCATCCGGGTGGCCAACACCAAGGACCGCATCCTGGAGCTCGACGAGGAGCAGCAGGTGTTCCTGGCCATCGCCGCCCGCAAGGACCGCGAGCCGGGCCGTCAGTGGTTCCGCTTCGAGGCACTGGTCCGGTTCCTGCTGGACACTGGCGCCCGCCTGGGCGAAGCCCTCAACGCCGGCCCGCAGAACATCTCGTACATGGGCGGGCAGGCCTACGTCACGTTCCCACGCTACCGAACCAAGTCCGACAAGCCCCGCACGGTGCCCCTCACGGGTCGACTGGTGGAGGCCTTGGCGCTGGTTGGCGAGCATGCTGGAAGGCGGCGCGGGGAGACCCTGCCGGTGTACTTCCCGTTATCGCATGGGACCGCGTGGTACATGTGGGACAACATTCGGGAGGACCTGAAGCGGCTGGGCGTCGACATCGAGGACGTCACGCTGCACACGCTGCGGCACACATGCCTGACCCGCCTCGCGCGGGGGGGTATGGACCTGCTGCGGCTCCAGCAGTGGGCCGGCCACTCGGACCCGAAGATCACCGCGGAGCGGTACGTCCACCTGACGCCTGGAAATCTGACTGGCGGGCTGGATATACTGTCCCCCTCAAATCCCGCAAGTCACGTTATCGTGATTTCAACGGAAGCTGGTGCTAACTGAGCCAACTCGGCATGGGCACAGAGGTCCGAAGTGCTTGTAATTAAGAGGAAGTATTGGCGGAGAGGGTGTCAGCTGATCGGCGGGCGTCTGCCCACCAAGGGCTTCAAGGTGCAGTGTGCCACAGAACCGTGCCCAAGGTGGGGCGCGGCCCGCCACAGTCTGGCACGGTAGTCGTGAGAACACGATGTTCAGAAAGGAGAGAAGTTATGATCGCGAGCGCACTGCCTGACCAACATTGGCTCGCTGACATCTGGCAGAACGAAGGGCGCGGGCTTGCCCTCGGAATGCTGATCGGGCCGTATGTTCTTGTGGGCATGTTCGCGCTAGTCCACTGGATGGCAGGCCAATAACCATGACCACCCCTGACGAAGCGCCGGTAGAGCAGCTGGCGAGGGCTATCAAGGACGATCACGTTAGCCTGATATTCCCGCTGTCATGACTCACTATTGGAGGAACCCGGAGGTAGCTTGATGGACTCCCATAGATTGAACTCCTCCAAAGATACTCCTCCAGAGGATATCTTAAAGGAGATTAGAAGGCTCTCTCTGTTGATCCTTCAGCAACAGTCAAAGGCAGATAAGGAAGGCTTCCAAGACTACGGAGGAGCCATCGGTCTTCAGAGGCTCCGCCTCGAGCGTCGTCGCCTCCAAGCCCAACTCCCACCCCTTCGCCTGATTGGAGGCTTTCATGTTCGATCTGAATGATCGGGTCCGACACCACATAGCGTCTACCCTACCCCAGTCCGAACTGGGACTTCTCGAATATGTGGAGCTGCTAGACGACCACATCGACAGGATGTCCGTCTCCGAGGTCCTTCGCTTCCTCAGCTACGCCCTCGAAGACTTTCAGGAGACCCTACCTTGTCCGACTTCCGAGCCCAGCTCCGCAAGCAGCACGACCTCGAAGACGAAGCCCGCTCCCTCGGAGCCGTCCGTTACAGGCAGTCCCGTCCCCTCCCCTGGAGGTCGGATGGCCTGACTGCTCGTGTGGAGGAGGAGTCCAACCTTCCTCCGGGTCAGGCCTTGGTCCGCCTTGCGGTCGAGCCCACCGCCAAGCTCCTCCAGGACCGCTTCCAGTCAGCCAAGCATGGTCGCGCCGGCCGTGACCTCGGGGCCCTCGCCCCGTTGTCCGAAGCCGACCCCTACGAGGTCGCCTACATCGCCGCCCGGGTCGCCCTGAATTCGGCCGCCACCAAGGAAAACATCCAGACAACCTCGCTGACCATCGCGAACCAGATCATCGAGCATCTCCGAATGGAGGACTTCAGGAAAACCAACAAGGCCGGCTACAAGGGCTTCGTCAAGGCCAACCAGGGCCGCCTCGCCCCGTCCTCGACCAAGCGCCAGCAGGCGATCCGCAAACTGCTCGACAAGGAGAACTCCGAAGAGCTGGCGGCTGACGTGATCTGGCAAACCCAGAAGCAGAAGGTCCGCCTCGGGACCGCCGTGTTTGAGGCGCTGTGCGAGGCCACGGGACTCTTCACGATGACCTTCGGGGTAACCCGCAGAGGCACCGAGGGCTACATCGTGACCGCCACCGAAGCGGTCGTGAAGTGGCTTGAGGTTCAGCACGCCCGCTGTGAACTGCTTGAGCCGATCCTCATGCCGATGGTCGTCCCGCCCCGTAGGTGGTCGACCCCGTTCAAGGGGGGCTACCTCACCCGCATCCCCGGCAAGCGCCTCGTCAAGTCGGCGAACCGCGCCTATCAGGACACGCTGGCCGAGACCGACTTGACCAAGGTCTACGAGGCAGTCAACCATGTGCAGGAGACCCGCTGGCGGATCAACCGTACCATACTCGATACGGTCCGCCAGGTCTGGGACAGCGGCGGGTCAATCGCGGGTCTCCCCCGCCGGGAGGACAGGCCAATCCCCGAGCGCCCCGACACGACCGACGAGGACAAGCTCAAGGCTTGGAAGCGCTCGGCCGCGAAGGCTCACGAGGACAACGCGATGGCGGTGTCTCTCCGGGTCTCCATGCAGCAGCGCTTGTGGATCGCCGAGAAGTTCGCCGACGAGGAGGCCATCTGGTTTCCCCACTCGATGGACTTCCGTGGTCGCATCTACCCAATCCCGGCCACCGGCATCCACCCGCAAGCAGACGATCTAGGCAAGGCCCTTCTGGAGTTTGCTGATGGCCTCCCCCTCGGAGACAAGGGCGGGTACTGGCTGGCTATCCACCTCGCGAACCTCTTCGGGGTCGACAAGGTGTCCTTCCGGGACCGCATCGAGTGGACCTTCGCGAACTCTGCGGCGATCCTCGATAGTGCCATCCAGCCTCTCGATGGTGCCCGCTTTTGGACCACTGCGGACAGCCCGTGGATGGCCCTCGCTGCCTGCATCGAGTTCGCCGGGTATCTGGAACACAAGGGGGACTTCGTGTCACACCTGCCGATCCCGCTGGACGGATCGAACTCTGGCCTTCAGCACTTCTCGGCCCTCCTCCGTGACCCTGCGGGCGCCGCCGCGGTGAACCTACTGCCCTCCGCAGAGCCACAGGATGTGTACGCGATGGTCGCCGCCAAGGTGCAGGCCATCGTGGACGCCAGTGAGGAACCAGAGGCGGCCCCGTGGAAGGGCGGGAAGGTTACCCGCAAGATCGCGAAGCGGCCCGTGATGACGTTCGTGTACTCGGCCACCCGGTTCGGGATGCAGGACATGATCCTAACCACACTGAGAGAGATTGATGATGACAACAAAGATCGTGGTGCCGACCCGCACCTTGAGGGAGCGGACAATTACGACGCCGCTCGATATCTCAGCCATGTTATCTTTGGGGCTATTGGTGACGTTGTCTCCGCTGCCGCCGGAGCAATGTCGTGGCTGCGGGACGCCGCGAGACTGTCTGTTGGCTCGGATCAACCAATACTATGGACGACTCCTGACGGGCTGCCCGTTATGCAGTCTTATCGAGAGATCTTCGGGCAGCGCATCCAGGTCCACTGGCAGGGCCGGCGCGTCAACCTCACTCTTGCCCGAGAAGGAGTCCGCCTGAATGCCCGAGCCCAAGCCAATGGCATCTCTCCCAACTTCGTCCACTCGTTGGACGCCGCGCACCTACGCGCAGTGGCACGCGCTGCAAGGGAAGCGGAGATTGGAGCGCTTGCGGTCATCCACGACTCCTTCGGAACCCACGCCGCCCGAACCGACGACCTCGTGCGGGTCCTCCGTGACACCTTCGTAGAGCAGTACACCCCGGACCTCCTTACGGAGTTTCGTGACGAGCTCATGGCGCAGCTCCCGGAGGAGCTCCGAGAGGACATGCCGGAACTGCCCGAGATGGGCAGCTTGGACCTTGAGCAGGTTCGGCTGTCCAACTACTTCTTCGCTTAAAAGACACGCTAACGTGTTTCTCATGGATACCTGACTCACTATTGGAGGAGACCAACTTGCATCCTGCTTGGCAAACCCCCCTAGACAACCTCCGGGCCCAGCTCTCGGGCTCATCCCGAGGCCCCTCGCTGACCGACCCGGCGTTCGAGGTGATCGACGCCCTCCAGCGACACCCACCGGCCATCCAGGTCGAGGCGCTATACCTCGCCGCGGTTATCATCGCGTCGGCCCTGCGACTTGACCCTCACGAACTCGTGAGCCGTGCCCGCAGGCAGGTTCGCGATGTCGTCAACTTTGAAACCGCGGCGAGCTCCATTGGGGACTACGCGAAGGGTGAACTGGTGTGACCGGGGCAGATCGCGTGGCCAGCTATCATGCTAAAACGGGCTACCCAACATCGCTCTTTGTGGGGGGAGACGGGCGCATCTGCGGCACATGGATCATGGGCAACAACTACCGTGTCCTGTCTGGCTACTACGGGGGGTATCCCGCGGGATATCTACGCCGAGTTCGAGCGCTGTTCCCCGAAAAAGTCGCGGCACTCCACGTTTTCTCCGGTCGAGTGGACCAGTCGGCCTGGCCCGGGGATACTGTGGATTTGAACCCAGAAGTCGAGCCCACGTTTCTGGATGATGCACAGTCCCTGGAGGGGGTTCCCCTTCAGAATTACGACATCATTCTGGCTGACCCCCCATACAGTGTCGAAGACGCAGAGCACTACGTCCCGACCATGGTGAAACGCAACAAAGTGATGCGAGCCCTCCAAGGCTGCCGCCCGGGAACCCACGTAGTTTGGCTCGACCAGGTCCTGCCAATGTATCGCAAGGATGCCTGGGATGTGGAGGGCGTAATTGGGATGGTGAAGTCCACCAACCATCGGTTCCGGGTCATTACAATTTTTCGGCGAAAGTAGACAATGAACTCCCAACAGCAGCACATCGAGGACCTCCTCGATGACGCATATTCCGACTTCGAGGAAACCAGCATGATCGACCTCGTGACCGCCAGCAGGCTAGCCAACGAGGGCTACATGCTGGGAAACCTCGACCGCGACATGCGGTCTCGCCGCGAGCAAGAGCCCGATGGCTAACGAGCACGGCTCTTGCCCGGAATGCGGGACAGACCTGAACGGGGGCCTGATCTGGCAGGAGTTCTACCACAAGTTCGTCACCGAGGGTGACTGGCTTGATCGCAACGGGGACTACACAAGCACCCCCTGTCTGCTCGAAACGGCCGAGGCCGAGCTCCGGGCTGACTCTGTGGCTGCCAATTACGGAGCCACCCGAACTTCAGGCCGCTGGGGCCGGGCAATAGCCCTCTATGATCTGGACCTAGATCGCACTGTTTCCTTCCGATGCCCCGACTGCGACCACGAGTGGCCGCGCATATCAATCACGTTAACATGAAGGACTACCAAACGAATGCTGGTTGACCGCAAGGAGTGCCCGCTCCTGACGACCCCGCGCTTTGCCGCGATCTACCCCGAGCTCAACGAGCCGGACTACAAGTTCAAGAAGGACACCGGCGAGTACCACGTCCGTGCCCGCATCCACGCCGATGACGAAGGGTGGCAGCCCCTGATCGCGGACGCCGAGGCGATCCTCGAGAAGGCCTTCGAGGCCAAGTGCGAGGAACTGCGGCGGGACAAGAAGGCCGGCCTCATCAAGGACCTCAAGAAGGCACCCGTGGTGCGCGTCGAGGTCGACAACGAGACCGGCGACGAGACCGGCTACCTGATCTGGAAGGCCAACCTGGCCGCCCGGGTCGACATCAAGAGCGGGCCGAAGGCCGGCCAGTCGTTCGAGAAGAGGCCGGACATCTTCAACGCCCAGGCCCAGCGCGTGACCAAGCCGCCGAAGATCGGCAACGGGTCGGAGATGTATGTCAAGGCCCGGCCGCTGCCATACTTCATCGCCACCGACAAGACCATCGGGGTTCGCTTCGAGCTGGAGGCCGTGCAGGTCCTGAAGGTTGTCGCTGGTGGTGCCCGCACTGCGGATTACTACGGCTTCGGCGCCGAGGACGGCGACGCGATGGACAACGTCGGCGACACTGGCGGGTTCACCGACCAGTCCGAGGACGGCGACGCCGACTTCTGATGGACCCGGTATCGTTCGGGATTGGCTTCACCTTCGGGATGGGGCTGGTCGCGACACCTCTGGTCTACTTCGCCTGGAAGGTGGCGTCGCAGTTCCGATGAACGTCGAGCACACCTTCTTTCTGGCCATGAAGCCGAGTGCCACGGCGCGCTCGCGTTGCGCTTGCCGGGGGAAGTACCCGACCGTCTACACTGAGCCGAAGTATGCTCAGTGGAAGGCGGAAGCCATTGAGAAGCTCCTCGAGATTGCCCGCACGGAAGACTTTCGCGATGTCGCGGGGCGGCCCGTGCGGGTGGACCTCGAGGTGGTCGCCTCGAAACCCAAGACATCCAAGCTGGAGTACCCCCGAGGGGACCGCGACAACTACGAGAAGGGGGTCTTCGACGCCATCACCCAGTGCGGGAAATGGTGGAAGGACGACAACCAGATCATTCGCGGCCACTTCGAGAAACGCTGGGCCAACCCCGGCGAGGACGAGGGGTACTGGCTTACAATCGAGTTTCTCTGATTTGAGCAAGACCCGCCTCGGTGCTGTCCTTCAGCACCTGACTACGCGGGGACACATTTCGGAAGGAACGGCCGTCATCGAGTACGGCCGCTTCCGCCTCAGCGATGTGATCCACCGCCTTCGTAACGAATGTGCGCATCTCCTGCCCAGGGGCACCGAGATCGTCACCGTGACCAAACGCGACACCAAGGGAGGCCTCTATGGCGAATACCACCTCGTTCAGAAAGGGGCCGCGCAGGCGGCTTCGGCAGTCCACGCCGCCCGACACCTCGGAGCGCCGGCGGACCCCGCATAAGACAACCATGAGGTTGGCCTTTGAGGCCTTCATGGTGCGCTACCTCGGGGTCGACCCGAAGGTGGCCGAGGATGCACCCGGCGGGACAGCGATGGAGGCGACGTGGAAAGTCACGAGGCCAGCGACAGCGAACTGATCGACAAGGGGCCGTGCGAGGCTTGTGGCAGCAGCGATGCCTGCGCCAGCTACACGGACGGCCACAAGTACTGCTTCTCCTGCGAGACCTATTTCCCCGGCGAGGGGGAGGCGCAAGCCTCGGGAGCCGAGCTCGCATCTGACCTGGTTCGCGGCAATGTCCAGGCCCTCGGTTCCCGCCGTTTGAGCGAGCAGACCTGCCAGAAGTACGACTACCGTACCGGCCACTTCAACGGGAAGCCGGTGCAGATCGCCGCATACCACGACCAGTCCGGCCGCGTTGTCGCCCAGAAGCTCCGCTTCCGCGACAAGACGGACATGCCGTGGGTCGGCCACAAGAAGGAGGCCCTGCCCCTCTTCGGCCAGGCCAAGTGTCAGTCCGGCGGCCGGCAGATCGTGGTCACCGAGGGTGAGATCGACGCCATGTCGGTCCACCAGGCGATGAACAACTCGTGGCCTGCGGTGTCCGTCCCGGACGGCGCGCAGTCGGCCCACAAGGCGATCCGCAAGGCCGCCGCGTGGCTCGAACAGTTCGAGCGGGTGGTCTTCTGCTTCGACATGGACGACCCCGGCCGCGAGGCCGCGGTGGAGTGTGCCCGGATCATCACCCCCGGCAAGGCCTACATCGCGGAGCTCCCGCTGAAGGACGCCTCGGACATGCTCCAGGCCGGCCGCTCCAAGGAGCTGGTCACGTCCATCTGGAACGCCCGACAGTACCGCCCGGACGGCATCCTGTCGGTCTCGGACCTCAAGGCCCGAGCCATACTGCCTCCCAGCTACGGCCTGCCCTTCCCGTTCCCCACGCTCACCCGCGCGACCTACGGCATCCGCCGCCGGGAGCTCTACGGGTACGGCGCAGGGGTCGGCTCGGGGAAGACCACGCTGTTCAAGCAGCTGATGCTCTGCACGATGATGCCGGAGCTGATCGAAGATCACGCTGACGTGCCAATCGTGGTTCCCGAGCCGCGGCCAGTCGGCGCCCTGCTGCTGGAAGAGAACCCGGTGAAGACCCTGCGCACCCTCGCGGGGATGGCCATCGGCAAGCGCGTCCACGTCCCCGGGGTCGAGTTCGACGAGGCCGAACTGTCTGCCGCGATGGACCGTATGGATGGCCTGTTCTTCCCCTACAACCACTTCGGGGCGAAGGATTGGGACGGGATCAAGGACTTGATCCGCTACATGATCCTCGGGCTGGGCATCAAGGACATCTTCCTGGACCACCTCACGGCACTCATCGCGTTCGCCGAGGATGACCGGAAGGCGCTCGACACGATCATGGCGGACCTCGCCTCACTGGTCGAGCAGAACGACGCCACGCTGCACTTCATCAGCCACCTGACGACACCGTCGGGGACGCCCCACGAGGAAGGCGGGCGGGTGTTCGAGAAGCACTTTACCGGGTCCCGGGCCATTGCCCGCTGGTCCCACAACCTGTTCGCCCTAGAGCGCAACAAGCAGGAACCGGACGCCCCCACGGTGTTCCGCATCTTGAAAGAGCGTGAGACCGGCGATGCCACCGGCACGACATTCGGGCTGGCCTACGACCGGGACACCGGGCGGCTCGCCGAGTGTGCGCTGGATGAACAAGAAGACACGCGGTTCGAGCCGCAAGAAGGAGATTTCTGATGATTGATCTGAGCAAGCCGCTCGAGCTGAGTGACGGTACTCGCGTTGTGGTGCATGATTCCACCCCCTCCGGGATAGTTAGGGTCTGTGCCGTGGGTCCTGTGGGGCCGGGCCCCCATGGGGGGTACGCAGATTTCTACACTCCGCGCTCCACTTGGTATCATGCTGACACAGGACGGTATGTTGGCGATGAGAATGCTAGATATGCCTACCTCCGCAACGTCGTCGAAGAGCAACCGCCGGTCGACATCGAGTTTACCCTCAAGGCCCGCGGTGAAACCTATGGGTCCTTCTCGGACAACTCACAGATCGCTCAGTCAATCAAGGGGCTGCTGAATATGGCCCCCAGCTGGCCCTACGCCTCATCCCGGCAGAAGGAGGCGGCCCACCAGATCGCCTCGAAGCTGAGCCGGCTGTTTTCCGGCGATGTGGGCCATACGGACAGCTGGCTGGACATCGCGGGTTACGCGAAGTTGGCCGCTGGGGAGGAGCCTAAGTGAAGATCAGCCCCGACGGCATTGCCCTCATCAAGCGGTTCGAGGGGTGCGCCAAGCGCCGCCCCGACGGCCGCTTCGAGGCCTACCCTGACCCCGGCACTGGGGGCGACCCCTGGACCATTGGCTGGGGCGCCACCGGGCCCGATATCAAGCGCGGAACCGTGTGGACCCAGGAGGAGTGCGATGCGCGTCTCCTGAAGGACCTCGAGCGGTTCGAGAAGGCGGTCGCCGCGATGGTCTGGGACCGCCCCTTCAAGCAACACCAGTTCGATGCCCTCGTGTCCTTCGCGTACAACGTGGGGCCGGCCAATCTGAAGTCCAGCACGTTGCTGAAGAAGCACCGCGCGGGGGACTACATAGGGGCCGCCGTCGAGTTCCTCAAGTGGACTCATGCTGGCGGCAAGCGGCTGGCTGGGCTGGTCAAGCGCCGCTCTGCTGAGGCTGCTCTCTACTCGAACTAATCCGAAACGGAGGCACATGCTGATATTCGACCTGGAGTCCGACGGGCTCCTGGATGAGCTCACGCGCATCCACTGCATCAACATGATCGACCGGGAGACCGGCGAGCGCCTCCGGTTCAACGATCACGGGACCGGTGACGGGGACCTGGCCGAGGCGCTGCGGCGCATCGAGGCCTCCCCCGCCATCTGCGGCCACAACATCATCCGATTTGACATCCCCGCGATCCAGAAGGTCTACCCAACCTTTGCCCCCAAGGCCGCACTCCACGACACCCTAGTCTACTCCCGGCTGATCTGGACGAACCTGTATGACATCGACATGCGGGCCATCCTCAAGCGCCGTCGTCCTCAGGAGTTCATCGAGAAGCGCCTGCCGGGCTCCCACTCGCTCCGCGCCTGGGGCTTCCGCCTCGGCGAGTACAAGGACGACTATTCCGGTGGCTGGGCCGAGTTCAGCCAGGAGATGGACGACTACTGCGCGCAGGACGTCGAGGTCACCCTCAAGCTGATCGAGAAGATCGAAGCCGAGAACTACTCGGCTGAAGCCCTCGAGCTTGAGACCCGTGTGGCCGAGATCATCGCCATGCAGGAGCGTCACGGGGTGCTCTTCGACATGGACGCCGCGCGGGTCCTCGAGGCCGAGCTCATGGGCGAACTCGCCGAGCTGACCGACAAGTTGGCCGATGCGTTCCCGCCGTGGACCGAGCCTGTCCGCAAGGGCGGCAAGCCGTTCATCTTCGTCCCCAAGCGCGA